GAGGTTCAGCAGCCGGGATTATTCAAATACTCGCAGTTCGCTGTCGACTGGGCCAAACGCTTCGAGGGGTTGCGCCTGAAAGCCTACTGGGACAAGGCTGACTGGGCGATCGGCTATGGCCACAACAACGGATCCGGGGTCGACCCCGAAGTGGACAAGGACACCACGATTACTGAGGCTGAGGCCGTCGCCGTCCTGATGCACGACCTTGAGCTGCAGCTGAAATACCTGAATCACTACGTTTCCGTGCCCCTCACCCAGGGTCAGATTGATGCGCTATGCCTCCATCTGTTTCAGCAGGGGCCGGGGAATTTCCGAGAGGGTAAACTTCGCCCGTTGGTAAACGGTGGCCATGATTTGCTGGCGAAGAAAATGCTCGAGGAGTGGCCGACGGCCAACGCGGGCCTGGTTAGGCGCCGTAAAGTTGAAGCGCAGATCTTCGCCGGCGAGAAGCCGACCAAGTGGTGAAATACTACCCGACTAGAAAAATGATCCCTGAATTTGAAGGAGAGTTCCAAATGACAATGCCCGGATATCCCGAACCGAAAGTTTGGTATGAAACCAAGCGCGGTATCGGCATGGCGATGGCAGCCATCAGCGCTGTTCTCCCCGTGATCATGACTACTGCTGGTGGCTGGCTCGGCATTAATGTCGACATGTCCCAGTGGAGCGAATTTTCGCAGAATGTCGCTAAGTGGTTCGACCTGACTTGGACTCTGGTGGGCTACGTCCTCTGGGTCTATGGCTCGTTCCGCCCGACCGCGCCTATCGTTCTTCGGCGCGCCGAGGAGGAATAATGGAAGCGTTTGCCACCGCTTTTGCTAGCCTGATGGCAGGGCTGCTGAGTCTCGTCGAGAAGAACAAGTCGAGCATAGCAGCCCTCATTGCCTACATGGCTGGCAAGTCGGCGATGGCGAAGCAGATCAAGACCCAACAAGCAGAACAGGATGCAGCCCTTGCCAAAGATTATACTAAAAACCGCGATACTGATCGCAGTCCTGACGATACCGTTAGCCGGGTGCAAGACGGAAGTTTTTAGCCGTCTCTGCCCCCCGCTTAAGGAGTACTCGGCGGCTGACCGCATAAAGCTATCCGTCGAGCTGACGGATATCATGGGTAAGTACCCCATGATCCAGAGGGTCATCGCTGACTACGGCGTCACCCGCGACGACATTCGAGACTGCATCTCTCGGAGTTCGAAGCCGGCTACTTAATAACCCACACCTATCCACAGGAGGAACCCATGGGGCTAACCGCTGAGCCTACCGTGCTACCGAATTTCAACCCGTCCGGGGACGTTCGAGTTATCCACTTAAAGAAACACTGCCAGAATCTGATCGAGTACGTCGGCTCTCTGGACGGCGACCCTAGGTGCAAGGCTATCGCCGCCACCAAGCTTGAAGAAGCTTGCATGTGGGCGGTAAAATCATTGTTTGTCGGAGGAGATACCAGTGCATCTAACTAATGAACAACAAAAACGCCTCATCGCCGCTGAGCTGGCGTCCAAGACGATGCAGGAGGGCAAAGACCCCCTAGAGCAGGCGGAGAGGTGGCTAAAGTTCATTGACGCTGGTGGCTCTATGGAGGGCTCCTCTGCGATCGGTAAGCTCCTGGACATTCCCCAAAAGGGCCGGTCGTAATGCCCCGGACCGCCGACGAGTTGCGGCATGATTTCGGGCTCCTTACCGAGGAGGAACTTTCGATCATGCTTGACAACAGAATCGACACCATAAGATCATGGCGGGCTGAGAAGTTCGGCCCCAAGTGGGTTAAGCTTGGACGTAGCGTCTATTATCGTGACCAGGACGTGAACGAGTGGATAACTGAGAACGTCATCTACGAGGAGGCCGCGCCTTGAACTGGAAAGCCGTCTGGGTTTACCTACTTCTGGTCATAGCAACAATGCTTGCCGCTCTGTCGCTTGTCAGTGCTGTGAAGTCGGCTCATGCTGCTTGGGGTGATGAGCCCATGCCGCCTATTGTTGTTATGATCGTTTGCAAAACGGTTCCTGACCCCGTGAGCACCGACGAGATTACTGTGTGGAACGACAAAGTGACAGGGCACCGGAGCCGTGATTGGGCTATCGAAGACGGCAAGATGCACTGCCGCCGGAGCCAGGTCCAACTATATAACCATGGCAACCCTGACGCGACTCTGACGCCTGACGCCTGTGTTCGGTCCGCGATCTCCATGGCCATGAAGTGGGAGCAGGAGCACTTTAGTTCTGACTGGATGGTGAAGTGGGTAGCGTGTCCCACCCCAGGGATGGACCTACGTTCCGGCCGGATCGTTCAGTGGATTATCCCTGATTGCGGACACCGGGAGACAACGGTTTGCGAAAACGACATAGTTATTTGAGCTGCGTACGCTATGATCTTTGAGCTATGTCAATGTCAGGTAGTGTCAAACTCTTCCCCGGAGTCGAGTTCATCGACCAAGGGGCCGATGAACAGCCCAATGAAGATATCATCGAGCTGCTTGAGCGTATGCTTGAGCGTGCTGAAGCCGGCGAACTGCAGGCGGTAGGGGTCGTTGCCGTCCTAGCCAATAACATCAACCTGCATGAATACTCACTGGGTAATGGGCCCCACAGACACACTCTGATAGCTGGCGTTGCTGAACTCCAATTTGGGATGCTCTATGACTTGCACATATCAAAAGAAGCGCCCGAAGAAGAAGACCAAGCCGACTAAGCGTCGGTGTCTCCACGATAAACAGTTCCACATAATCTCGCTTGATACATTCAACGTCAGTGTCGGGATCGCTGTTAATATGTCGGAGTTCGAGGTTATCGACGAGTACCGGAAGCGTATAAACAAGCTTCCACACCGTGATATCGGCCGGGAAGAGCAGCTATTTAACGGAATGTTTCATGAGGTTTCAGGCTGGGACGCTTGCCAATTTACCGCCGGCCGGATGTGCAGGTTCGGTAACGAGTACTTGATCATGGTGAGAATCCTCAAACACCGCCACCGCGTCGGTTGGGGCGTCATAGCCCACGAGCTAACTCACGTCGTGCAGTACGTCACGCGCGATCGACGCATTCCCCTCACCCTCGAAACTGAAGAGGTGCATGCGTATCTTATGCAGCATCTTATAGTTGAAGCGATGTTTGCGCTGTCTGATTAGGTCCAAGCCGCAGCACTGATCTTTGGGCGTGTAGTCTTAGGTTTCCGCAGAAGGTGCTTGGCCACCATCTCACCCATGCCACCATGAGCTGCTAAGCACGCATATTGTAGCGCATCAGCGATGTGCGAATGCTCATTCTTCTCCGGCGAGGGCTTCCGTCGACCGTCTTTCATCTTTCCAAAGCGATAGCCGCCTGACATCGCCCGAATTAGGGTAGGACACCTGACCTTATCGAACAGGATCGCCGGCCCACCGTCTCTCTGAGCCAGTAGGAAAGCCTCAACCGCCCGAATGCGGGGGTCAATATCGTTGGTAGGCGCGGGATAGGCTGAGAATCCGAGCCGCCTAAGCACATCGAAAGTTGTTTCTTCGTAGATTGAACTCTTTGAGACACCCGACGGATCACCGATCATCGCCATGGCTTTCCCGAGATAGCGAGGCTGCGAGAGCATTGGGCGGAGTACCGCCTGAATGTGCTGCTCGAGCCCGGTGTCTTCCGCCGGCGCCTCGTCAAGGATCAGCAGCCGCCCTTTGTGGTCGAGTTGTGCAATGACGCTGGACGGATCGCGCCCAAAATCTTGCCCGATCAGAATCGGCAAGCCGTTCACGGGCGTTAAGTCCTCTACAACATGGAATCCCATCTTAAAGCTGTCTCGGAAGACAGCGGTTCCCGAGGGATCGTCTCCGTACTGGGCGTGAACATAGCGCCTCACCCAGTCTGATTCGTCCCCGTATTGCCGCACGAAGCGTTCGTAGTACGTTCGCCCCTGGGCTTTGCGCCTAGGGTCTAGGATCGGGAGTTTGAGCGTCACAGCCGACTGGACAAGCCACTCAAGGTTCTCGGCGTTGTCTGCCATGCCGCCAGGTTGTTCAAAAATCTGCCAGTCGGGGGGAGTTTCGACGACCATCATCTTATGCCAATCAGATCCCTCGGATGGGAAGTTGGTATCAGCGATGATTCCGAACCACGAACACCCGCCCATTGCTGCTGACGGATAACGTCCACACCTACCGGATAGCGGGGCGACTAGGTCTACGTCCATTTCGATCGCTTCCGACATCCACGCGCCCGTAAGCTGCATCGAGAGCAACCGTCGCTGATCTTCTGGGGTGTCTAGGGGGATTAGGATCCACTCGGATTTGATGTCGCCGCATTCGACGTAGACTGTACTCTCGCTGACCTTGAAGCTAGCGACTCCCGACAACCAAGCCGTGATGTCTTTTAGGACGGTGTCTTTTAGCTGCTTCAGCGTCTGCCGAACGATTGCGAAGCGCGTGTAGCGGTAGCCATCAGGCGCTGGCGTTTGCTCACAAGCCCTACGAAATAGCTCGAATAGACACGCTGTCGTTTTTCCAGACCCGACGGGCCCAGCGATTAGTCGGAAGAACGCCTCGCTTTTCATAAACTGGGCGCATGTGGGCGGCGCGTCGTAAGTTAGTTGAACCATGTGGGTTATTTCCTAGTAGAGATTTAATTTTACGAAGTTCTGCGTTACTCTCTAAGTAACGTACTAAGTTACGCAGGACTTCTGGGCTGTCTTTTACCCTCCCCAGGGCGGTATTACAGTTGTGGCAAAGAATTCCACGAATTTTTTTAGTGATATGGCAGTGATCGACATGCCAATCGCCTTTCCAGTTAGGTTTTCTACTATTACAACCTGCACATTTTGAGCCTTGTTGTCTAAGTAGTGCATTTCTTTCTTTGAGGCTGATCCCGAACTTCTTCTGCAATGACCAGTTTTGTTGGTATTTCTTGTAGACTACTGGGTTTCGAGCGCGCCATGACTCGGTACGCGCCAGGGAAAGGGCCCTGACCCTGTCCGGGTATTTTTCCTTGTACCGTCGAGCATACTCGCGTTCTTTCTCGCGGTTGGCCTTACGCCATGCCCGCTTATACTCGGTACGGTCAGCTACCATCACCGACCACCTCGGCGTCAATGACCGTCGGTGAAATATCCTTTTCGAATTTGAGTTTGTTGTCGGCGCCCAGATTGATGGTGACGCTGAATCGTTCCCCCACGGTAGTTATGTCGGCGCCGGTGACGCCCATACCAGCAATTCGTGCCAGTAATTTAAGAAGTTCAACTTTTGAGTTTAGCGTTTCTTGCGGCGAGTGGAGGCGAGAATTTCCCTCCGGTAAGTAATCTTCAATCATCGCCGCTGCTTTTAGGCTCGTTCTTTCGTGGGTATTTAGTGCTCCGTTCCATGCCTCGATCTCGGCTTTTAGGAGCTGTTGGAAGCGAGGGTTGCCTTTGATTGAAGTCCATGCTTCAGGTGTGACTTGATAGGTTTTTAGAATAGTTTCGACCGGGAAATGATTGATCGCAATTTCCCTGGCGAGCCGTACTAGACCACTATCTTCGCTGGCGTTTATGATCGCTGGGGGCTGTGCCATGTAACCTTGATGTAACCAACAAGTTATTGCAACTTGGGGTGCTTATACTTTATAAGCCTAGCGATGGTAAATACCCTTCCGCAACGAGGCGTTCTGCGCGTCGTGCCGCCGGCCCAACTTGAGGCTCAGATAAAGGCGCAGGACGAGAAGAAAGCCGCAGCCGATACACAAGCGTTGTCTGAGACAGCCTTGGTGAATTTGGCCGCGCACATCCGTACTCAGTACGATATGTTTTCGAATCACCGGAACGATGCTAGCGCCGGTTGGTCCGAACGTCTTCTAGTGGCTCTACGGGCGTTCAACGGTCAGTACGACGCTGACAAGCTGGGGAAGATTCGACAGTTCGGCGGCTCCGAAGTCTATGCTCGTATAGTCGCTATGAAATGTCGGGGGGCAAGCTCACTCCTACGCGATGTTTACCTAACCCCAGATAAGCCGTGGGGCGTTACTCCCCCCACAGACCCTGATGTTCCCGCCTCCGTTATGGAGAATGTGCAGAAGCTCGTCATGGGCGAGGTGGCGAATTTACAGCGCGCCGGTCAGCCCATTGATCCGGATATGATCCGTGATCGCGTCATGCAGTTGCACGAAGCTTCTCGCCAAGCCGAGAAGAAGCAGGGGATGAAGCGCGCCCGCCTCGCGGAGGATAAGATTGAGGAACTGCTTGATGAGGGCGGTTTCTACAAAGCACTTTCCGAATTTCTTGTTGATCTGCCCCTGTTCCCCATCGCCTGCATTAAGGGCCCGGTTGTAAAAATTGTACCAACTGTGGCATGGGGAACCACGGGCCAGCCAACCATCGAACAACAGCCCCGACTAATCTGGTATCGTGTTTCTCCGTTCGATCTCTACATGACCCCCGGTGCGTCCGACGTTGACGACGCTGAAATTATCGAGCGTCTCCGTTTTTCACGCTCCGATCTCAACGACATGTTAGATCTACCGGGCTTCGATGTTGAAGCGGTTCGGGCCGTACTCGAGGAGTATGGCGCGGGCGGCTTGGTCGATAACTGGGACACGACCGATTCCGAGCGCGCAGCTCAGGAGAGTCGAGAGAACCCAAGGTTTAACCGGTCAGGTATGATTGCGTGCTTGGAGTACCACGGCTCCGTGCAGGGCAAGTTACTCATTGAGTATGGGATGACCAAGGAGCAAATTCCGGACGAGCTTCGGGACTACTCTATTCAAGCTTGGCTTATCGGCCGGCATGTAGTGAAGTGCCAGTTTAGCCCTAGCCCGCGTAAGCGCCACCCGTATTTCATTACAAGCTTTGAGAAGGTTCCCGGCACACCGATTGGCAACGGGCTGCCCGACATCCTTGCTGACGTGGCCGATGTTTGCAACGCTACGCTTCGCGCGCTTGTGAATAACCTGAGCATCGCGTCTGGCCCCCAAGTTGTCGTGAACGTGGACCGTCTCGCTGATGGTGAGGACGTTGAGAATATGCACCCGTGGAAACGCTGGCATATGAAAAGCGATCCTATGGGCAACAATTCTCAGGAGCCTGTTAGCTTCTTCATGCCCGAGTCGAACGCACAGCAGCTTCTTCAGGTATACAAAGAATTTAACAATATCGCCGATGAATTGTCGGCCATTCCGAAATATCAAACCGGTGGAGGCGCATCAGGTGGCGCCGGCCGCACGGCGTCTGGTCTTGCCATGCTTATGACCAACGCCAGTAAGATTCTCCAAACGGTTGCGGCCAACGTCGACCGCGACGTAATGGGGCCCGCGCTGTTGCAACTTTATGATATGATGATGCTCACAGATACGAGCGGCGTCTTGCGCGGGGACGAGGCAATCACGATTATGGGTGTGAATGTTGCCGTCCAGCGCGAGACGCAGCGTTCACGACAGCTAGAGTTTTTGCAGATTACTGGTAATCCGCTCGACATGCAGATCTTGGGTCCGAGAGGGCGCGCGACTGTTCTCCGCAAAGTCGCGGGCGACATTGGGCTACCGGGTGAGGAGATTGTCCCGTCAGAGGACAAGCTTGAGCAGATGGAACAACAGCAGCAGCAACAGCAGCAACAGATGCAACAAGCCGCCGCTGCCGCTCAAGGCAACCAACCGGGAAAAACGTCAACGAACGATATGGGGCCACGTACAAACATCGCCGGCGGATCCGGTTAACTTATGGAGAGACGAAATGGCTAAGATGAAGCACATGTCGAGCAAGCCTGCGGCGTTCGCTAAGGGCGGCTCGGGCAAAATGTTCAGCAAGATAAGTACTGGTACGCAAAAGCCCGGCCAATCCGCCGCTGCTGGGCGTGGCGGTGGAAAGTTTGCCAAAGGCGGCTCGGGCAAAATGTTCGGGAAGCAACCGGCCAACCCGCAGAAATGTGGTCGTAGCGGCCAGCACTAATGAAAGACGATAAGCTCTCGTTAGTCGCAGCGCAGCTAGCGAGAGCAGCGCCGTCTTCTTGGCAGGAGTTTCTTGTGATTTTTGGGCAGTATGCCAATGATCGTAAGAATGAGTGTGTTCATTCGTCTCTAGATGAATTACCACGCTCTCAAGGTCGAGCACAGCTTGTTTCTTCGCTGTTCGACCTCTTTAGCAGTGCGTTGAAAGACGCCGATCGCATTGCTGCAAGGAATGAACGGCGGAGCAACTAAAACTAGGAGTAACCGAAATGTCTGTCGTATTTACCGCTTCCCAACCAAGCATCAACGACGCCATTGCGACGTTGAGCCAGCAAGTACGTAATATCGTGACACTTGGTACTGGCGCCGTCACCATGACGACCACCGAGATGATCAACGGTGTAGCTACCATCCCGGATGGTGGCGCCGCTGTTGCCATCACGACCCCGACCGCCGCTGCCATTGTGGCCGCGATCAGGGGCTGCAAAGTCGGCACCATGTTTGAGTTCATTATCCGGAACAACGACGCTACTGACGCCAAGACACTGACCGGGGGCGCCACCGTAACCATCGTCGGCACCGCCGCCATCGCGGCTTTGACAACTGCGCTCTGCAAGGGTGTTGTGACCAACGCGACGGTTTCCACAGAAGCCGTTACGGTTTACGTGAAGTAGCTTAAAGGGGCCGGGACTAAACATCCCGGCCCCTCTTTCCTCCCTCATTATGGAGTAACAGATGACAGCCACTGCCCAAACCGATCCGGATGTAAAAGTCCCGAAAGGTATTAAACGAGCCGCTGCCCGCGCTGATGCGATTCATAAACAAGTCTACGTGCAGCCGCCGGCAACCGCTAAAATAGAAACCCAACTCGAAGCCGCAGCCAACGCTGACGAGCCTCCGGCCCCCCTACCCACATCGGATACTACTCCGCCGGCTCCAGATCCCGCGCCCGGTTCAGAGCCCGGCCCGGAGGAGTGGAAGCCGGTTGAACTATCCGCTGAGGAGTGGAAGCACAGATTTGAGTCCGTAAACGGCCGATATGCGAAGGCCGAAGAACGAATTATTGCCCTTACGTCCCTAATAACAAAGATGGACGGGGAGCTTTCTGACCTAAAACGGGCCGCCACCGCTCCTTCGCCTGATCGCCTGAAGCCTGCCCCCCGCCTATTGTCGGATGAAGAAGAAGCCGACTATGGCTCAGAATTTCTCGGAGTAGTTGGTCGGAGGGCGCAGGAGATTTTCTCGCCTGAGGTGTCTGACCTACGTGACCAAGTCGATAACCTTACAAAACAGCTTCAATCTGTGGGCGAAAACGTCCTGCAGGGGGCTAAACAAAAGATGTTCGACAGTCTCGATCAAGGCTGCCCCGGCTGGCATAAGATCAATACCGACCCTAACTTTATCGCTTGGTTACAGTTGCCAGACACATATTCGGGTGCTATAAGGCACTCCTTATTGAAAGCTGCTTTCGGGGCGAATGATTCCCCTCGGGTGCTTGCTTTCTTCAACGGCTTCCTCGCTGAAGAGGCTGCTGTGGATCCCGCGCTAGGCGAACCGGAACAGATGCAGGCGGCAACTCGTGCCCCCTACAAAGTTCCTCTAGAATCGCTCGCGGCCCCTGGCAGAGCTAAGACACCGGCGGCAACCCATGCCCCCGTTGAGAAGCCAATCATCCAGCGCGCCCAAATCGCAAAGTTTTACGTGGACGTTGCCCAAGGTCGTTACCGGGGCAAGGACGCGGAAAAAGACCGCCTAGAGAGGGCGATCTTCGAAGCTGAGCGGGATGGACGCATCCGATAACCCGCTTTCTCTTTGGGGACTACAATGGCATTTTCAGTCGCAACACCAGCCTCAACACCGCCAGTTTATCCTGCCGGTGGTACTGGCAACGCCTTCTCGGCTAACGGCTTCATTCCGGAAATTTGGTCCGGTAAGCTGATCGAGAAGTTCTACGCATCTACCGTTCTGGCCGCGATCTCAAACACCGACTACGAAGGGGAGATCAAGAACCAGGGTGACAAGGTTAAGATCCGTACCAAGCCGACGATCACGATCAAGGACTACAAGGCCGACGGTTCGCTCGAATTGGAGCGCCCTGAAGGCTCGGTGGTCGATCTGCTCATCGACAAGGGCAAGTACTTCAACTGTATCCTTGACGACGTAATGGAAGTGCAGAGCGATCTCAACGCGCTCAGCATGTGGTCCGACGACGCCGGCGAGCAGATGAAGATCAAGATCGACCAGTTGGTCCTGACTGATATCTTGCACGCGCAATCCACCAACAATCGTGGCATCGCGGCCGGTAAGATCAGCGCCGCCATTAACCTCGGCGTTACTGGTACTCCCGTCGCGACCGTCGGTCGTGAATCGGAAGCCACCTCCGGTAAGGTCGAAGTTCTCGACGTTCTACTCCGCCTGGGCCAAGCCCTTGATGAGCAAAATATCCCGGAAACGGGGCGCTGGGTGATTATCCCGACCTGGGCTTCGGTTCTGATCAAGCGGTCGGAACTTCGGCAGGCATACATGTCTGGTGATAGCACCTCTATCATGCGGAACGGCCGCATCGGCATGGTCGATCGCTTTACGATCTACGTGTCGAACTTGCTTCCGTTCGGTACGGCAGCCGGTATGTCCGCCGGTGAGTATCCGATCTATGCAGGTCATGCTCACGGCTTCACCTTCGCCTCGCAGGTATCCAAGGTCGAAACTCTCCGCTCGGAGATGACCTTCGGAACCGTCCTTCGCGGCCTTCAGGTGTTCGGCTACAAAGTCCTCGATAACACGGCCTTGGCCGAAGCTATCGTAACTAAGGGCTAATGAGTGAGGTGGGGTACCCGGTTGGTGCCCCACCCACACCCTTACTCTCGGAGTAACCGATGGCGACCCTAGACACTGTCCAGAAGTTCGTTGATCAGGCTAGGGTGTTGCTGCAGGACCAGACGGTTCCGTACCGTTACTCAGATGCTTCCCTCCTTCAGGCAATTAACCTCGGCATTCTTGAGATTCGCCGGGTGCGCCCTGATGTTTTTTTGGCTGATTTCACAGCAATTCCGAGCTACACCGCCGTCGATAGCACGGCTATAGCCCTTGATATTCAGTACCGGCCGGCGTTGCTTTATTTCCTCGTTGGCTATACTGAGGTTACTAATGTTGAAGAGGGCCAAGACGCGAGGGGTTCGGCGCTTATGGACCGCTTTATGGGCCAGTTAGTATCGGTGGGAGGTCGCAGTGGCTAACGCTGACCTGACCCGGCTTCTCAACGAAGCCCGAGTCCATCTTCCGGGCGCCCTTGATGAGGGCATTCGATACACAATTTTTAATGCGCTCGATGAGTTTTTCCGCACGTCTGAAGTATGGCGGGAAGATATTGACTTTGACACCACTATCGTTGACTTGATCTACGATATCGAGCCGGAGGAGGTTACAACCTCCAAGATTGTCCGTCTCATAGAAGTGACAAATAGTAGTGATATTAGTGTATATGCGACAATGCAGACGATTGGCGAGTTGGAGCTGGCCTCTATCCCCACAATAGTAGAGACGCTGACCGCAACATTTGTTATCACTGTTGGCGACCCGATTTCTACGACCGGGGTTCCTGTTTTTCCGGAGTGGATTCTGGCCAAATACCGTGAGGCCATACTTTCCGGGGTATTGGGGAAGATGATGATGCAACCGGCAAAAGTTTACTCGAACCAAACTCTCGCGGTCTATCACTTGCGTAGGTTCGAAGCTGCTAAGAGCCAAGGTCGCGTTGATGTTCAACGCAAGAATGTTCGCGGCGCGGAAGCGTGGCAATACCCAGGAGGTTGGTAATGACGGTTGGAATTCTAATCACGAATGGCGGCCCGCATCCGGCAATCAAACTTGCCGAGATGAATGCTGACCAGCTTATACAGATCGAACTTAGCGCGGCCCCCGATTTGCGCGCTTCCGGGCTCGAACTCCGGGCGATGTTTATTGCGATCCTTGAGGGATTCCACGAGCAGCTGCAGCTCTCAGAGAGAAGCGCGCTCGAGGAAGATACCAGCCGACTGTTGATCCCTACGGTTGCTGACCAAACACTGATCGAGGATACCCTGACTCAGTTGTGCGCCGCCGCGCAGGCCACACAATTCGGCGAGCACTATCGCAAGGAATCAGTGCGTGAGGCTATCCGTAAGGTGCTGGCTCAGTACTTTAGGATCTCAATGGACATTGAGCGGTCGTGGTGCGCCGACCGCAATCCGAACGATACGAACGCAAAAACGTACAAACAAACACGACAGGCGGCCCCGCTATAGTTTTCGAATTCCAAGAAAGGTGACGTTAAATGGCTATTACTACTGCGATGTGCACCAGCTTTAAGTCGGACCTATTCTCCGCCTTGCACAACTTTAACGTATCCGGATCGTTCACGGCGACGGGCGTCTCCACGATTTCTTGGACCGCTGTATCCGCGTTGACTAACCTCGCCGTCGGCATGGCGCTAACAGGCACCAACGTCGCCACGAACACGGTTATTGCTCGTATCACCGGCGCGTCAACAATGGACGTGTCAGTCGCTTCGACCGGCGCCATCGGCACCGTCAACTTTACTGGGGATACTTGGAAAGCTGCCTTGATTAAGGTGGCTGCGGCGGGCACCTACGGTGCATCGTCTACGAACTATACCGACGTTACAGGTAACACCGATGAAACGAGTGGTACTGGCTACACGGCTGGTGGTAACTCGCTGACGAACGTTTCCCCGACTACCTCGGGCACCACGGCGTTTGTGGATTTCGCGGATACCTCGTGGACCACTGCTTCGTTCTCCACGATCGGATGCGTTATCTACAATAATAACAGGCGTGGGCCGGTAGCGACTCGCGCGGCTAGCTTCCACGACTTCGCCGGCACACAGACCGTCACCGTGGGAACTTTCACTCTCGTCTTCCCGACTCCGGACTCGACAAATGCGATTCTTCGCCTCGCTTAATCGACTACTTATCGCGGTAGTTTCCTTAGCTTGTCTCTCGACGCCGTCTTTTGCGGCGTTCGAGAGCAAGCCGGGAGTGTGCGAGACATCGACCACGACCGGAACCGGCACGCTCAATCTGAGCGGCACGGCGGCGCAGGGCGGCTATATTACATTTGTTGCTAGGTATACGAGCGGCGCGACCGTTGCGTATCAACTCTCCACTGGCACGGGAGCGAGCCGAAAGATCGAGGTCGGCACCGGCGTCTTCACTGATGGGGCGCCCGACACTCTGACGCGCGCCACGGTCGATATGACTACAGATGTACCCGGTGGGGGCACGCCCCTCACACTTCCGGCCGGTACGGCTACTATTTGTACTGGGCCCACCCCGACTTGGTTCCAGCTGGGCGGTGGCAACTCGTCTTGGAGCCCAAACTCGGATGGCACTGTTGACCTTGGTACGACGGTGCTCGGGTGGAACAACGTTTTCCTCGATACCGGCGCGGTCCTCAATTTCGAGAACGGCGATGTGACGCTTACCCATGCCTCCAATCTCCTTACGTTTGCCGGTGGTGACGTAGTTGTTGACGATGCCAACGGGTTTGTGCTTGGCCATACTGGACAAATTTCCATATTTGAATTTATCAGCACTCCAGAATTTCAGGAACTTGGCACCGGGGATGCCGACACGACAGTTGGAGTAGCGCGGTTCGACCCGGGCACCAGCCCGCCACGCATCCTTTTAGCTAAGTCGCGTGGGGCAACCATTGGCACCCAAGGCCTTGTGGCCAACAACGACTATCTCGGTTGCTATATGTGGCAAGGCTCGGACGGTGTAGCCTTCCTCCGCGCTGGCGAGCTTTGCTATCGAGTTGACGGCACCACAGGCGTCAACGATATGCCTTCTAGGCTGACTATAGCCACCACAGCTGATGGGGCTGCCGGGCCTACAGAACGATGGGCGTTTGACAGCGCCGGGCACTTTAAGCCGCTTGCGGATGCCGTTTCTGACATCGGCACCACGGCGCTCGGTATTAACAACCTATTTTTTGACACGGGCGCAGTTATCAATTTTGAGAACGGCGACGTTACAATCACCCATGCCGTTGATACCCTTACTGTCGCGGGTGCAACCAGCGTTAGCGTTGGCACAGCAACCACGTTCACAAGCGGTAGCCATGAACTCGGCGCAGCTACCGATACGACCATTTCCCGCCTGTCTGCCGGTATTGCACAGGTTGAAGGCCTCACCATTCCGCGACCGGCTGACCGTCAGACCTTCACCGCTAGCGGCACATGGACGAAGCCTACCGTCAATCCCGGCCAGATCACACATATACAGTGCATAGGCGCGGGCG